TTAACTCCCCGCCATCCCCAGCGCCAGCCAATGGAACCACACCTCCGTCACATTCACCGCCGCATACCACGTAATCCTCCCCACCGCCGCCTCGCCCAGCGCCTGGCAGCGGGCATCCACGTACAGCGGCGTGGTGCGCGCCACCGTGCACAGCAGCAGCGGCTCGTCCGCAAAGCGCGCCGGGAATGTCAGCGTGAGCTGCCCGGAAGTCGCCGCCGCCCCCATCCAGCGGCAGGCGCCCGCCAGCAGCATCGCCCCAGCGGGTAAGTACGCCTGCCCGCCCGGCCGCGCCCAGGCGCGGGCATCCCCGCCCTGGCGGTAGCGCAACAGCGGCGTCACCCTGCCCGGCGCCAGCTTCATCATCTCCTCGAACTCACCGAAATCGTCCATCCTGCCTCCATCCTTCCCATTCCTGCCCGTCGGGACGCAGACCAAAACCATGTCATTGCGAGCGAAGCGAAGCAATCTATCGCGAACCTTCTCGATCCACTGCCAGCCACAGATTGCTTCGGTCGCTCCGCTGGAAGACCGCCACCACAGCCTGTCCTGAGGCTTGGCGAAGGGCTCTCTCGCAATGACATCACAGGGAAACAGCGGTCCTGTTCGCGAACCACATCCCCACCTGATCCGCTGCGCCCCTACCACCATTCACCTCCGTACGGGCGCAGACCAAAACCATGTCATTGCGAGCGAAGCGAAGCAATCTATCGCGAACCTTCTCGATCCACTGCCAGCCACAGATTGCTTCGGTCGCTCCGCTGGAAGACCGCCACCACAGCCTGTCCTGAGGCTTGGCGAAGGGCTCTCTCGCAATGACATCACAGGGAAACAGCGGTCCTGTTCGCGAACCACATCCCCACCTGATCCGCTGCGCCCCTACCACCATTCACCTCCGTACGGGCGCAGACCAAAACCATGTCATTGCGAGCGAAGCGAAGCAATCTATCCATGGCTAATCCGGGCCCGTGCTCTTTACGGTCATCCGTTCCAATAATCCGTTGTACACCTCACTCCACATCCCATCCTCTTCCCATATTCACTCCCGCTCCCCTCCTGGCGCTGGCCGCCCGCCGCGCCTCCAGCCCGGCATTGAACTCCTTCAACCGCGACCGTCCCCACACCGCCAGCAGCGTCACCGCGTACAGGTCCTGGGAAGGCGTCTCCATCAGGTCCAGCGCCCGGCTCAGCGCCGCCTGCCCGGCTGCCCCCAGCGCCACCAGCGCCTCGTCACGCGCCGGCAGCGTGGTCAGCGCCGCCCCTTCCAGCCCGTCCAGCTTGAGCACCCCGGTGTAGAACAGCCGCAGCCCCTCCCCGGTCCGTGGGAGCCGCCCGTCCTCCGGCTCCAGGCGCAGAGTCGGTGTATCGCCGTCCCAGAAGAAGCGGAACGGGCACACTGCCAGCACCTCGCCCACCCCCGCCCCGGCCGCGGTGTACGGGTACCACACCTCGCTCACCCCCAGCAGGTCGGTCAGCGCTGCCAGGCTCAGCTCCTTGCCGTCCGCCGTCAGGGTCAGGGCCGCGGTGTAGCCGGCCGGGGCTGCCGCCGAGAGCAGGCGCAGCGCCTCGCCGATCGCCGCGTTCAGGTCAGTATCCAGCCAGATCAGGCTGCTGGCATCCATCAGCGCCGCCCGCACCCGCCCCCGCAGCCCCGCCAGCGTCAGCGTGCTCACGGCTTACCTCCCGTTTTCTGCTTTCCCTCCCCCGTCTTCCGCCCTCCGGCCCCGGTCTTCTTCTCCCCATCCTCCGTCTCCCGTCTCCAGTCTCCCATCCCCCGCCCCCCATCCGCCGGCTTCCGCCTCGCCTCGATCACCTCATCCACCTTCCAACCCTTCAACACCTCCCAGTGCAGGCGTACCTTGCGCCCATCCTTGCCGATCAGGGTCACCCCGCCCGGATACAGGGCAAAATTGAGCAGCTCCTCCGGTTTCTGTCCCAGGTATTCCGCCGCCAGCTCTTTCAACGTCTTGCTGCGTGTTTCTTCCATTACATCTCTCCTCAATCCATGCTATCCATTTTGGTGTCCAGCAACCACTGCCCTCCCTGCGTCCCTGCGGGAGGGTTTCTCACCCCCCGCAGGTCCACCGGGACAAACAAACCCGGACCGTCACCATCCCAATTTACAGCCGCAAGGTGTACAGCGCCTGCGCCCCATAGAATTCAAAGACGCCCAATTTACAACCGCAAGGTGTACAGCGCCTGCGCCCCATAGAATTCAAAGACGCTCATCATGCTGCCATCCCCCACCAGCTCCAGGTGGGCCTGCTTTCCCGCCTCCAGCAGCAGCGGAGTGTCCAGGGTCAGCGTCAGGCGGTGTTCGTCCATCTCGGCCCGCTCCGCCGGCGCATCGTGCCCGGAGTCGTAGCTGCAGGCCAGGCTTTGCGCGCTCCCAAACGCTGCCCCGTCCGCCGGCAGGGTGGTGGCATACAGCGCCGCGCTCAGCCCATCCAGCGCTGCCGTCCCCACCTTATAAAACACCTCCACCGCCTTCAGCCAGGCGCCCTTGCCCGGCGCCGCGCTCTGCGGCAGCCCCAGCGGGATCTTCACCGTAAAGCTCGCATCCCCCGCCGCCCGCCGCTTGCACCACACATTCCCCGCCAGCGCCACATCGCTCCACGACCCTCCCAGGAATGTCACCTGCCCGATCGCCACCCCCTCCACCATACTCGTATCATGCACATATCCCATCGCTGCCTCCTTCCTCTCCTGAAAACTGAGTTTCTCCGCTTCTCGAAAACCGAGTTTTTCTTCATAGCCCGGTTTCTCCCCCTCTCGAAAACCGAGTTTTTCTTCATAACCCGGTTTCTCCCCCTCTCGAAAACCGAGTTTTTTCTTGAAAACCGAGTTTTTTCTTCAAAACTCGGTTTTTCCCCAAAAACCCGAGCTGCCTGCCACCTCACCCCTCAAAAGCTTTTCCGCAGACCACACAGACCACCGCAGATAGAACTTAGCACGGTTTTATCAGCGCCTTTCTGCGCCCCGTAATCTTTTTGTCATTGCGAGCGCAGCGAAGCAATCCAGCCCCAGCCTGCCCTACCACCCGCCACCCCCGGATTGCTTCGTTCGCAATGAGCGCTCTCTCGCAATGACATAGTCAGATGTCATTGCGAGCGCAGCGAAGCAATCCAGCGCCAGCCTGCCCTACCACCCGCCACCCCCGGATTGCTTCGCTCGCAATGAGCGCTCTCTCGCAATGACAACACTTTTTGCCTTCATTGCTGCAGACCTCTACCACACGATCCGTGTAATCCGCGTCACCCGTGCTCTTTACGGGCATCCGTTGACAGCCGTTGTCAGGCCACGTTATTCTTATGCAGCGGGCGGAAATCCTGTACCAGCACCGCCAGGAAATGGCGCACCTTCATCCGGTGCTCATCGTTCATGAACACCGCCGGCGAAAGCTCGTCCCCGGCGATGAACACCTCCGGCAGCAGCCCGAAGCGTTCGCCCACGACGATCCCCGGCGCCAGGCGTGGATCCACCACCGCCGCCCAGTCCGTGGCGTCCGTCCACTCCGGCACCACCACCACATCCCCCAGCTCGCCGCGCTGCTGGTTCTCCGAATGGATATTGGCTGTATTCTCCCAGCTCGGGTAGAGCACCTTCATCGCCGTCAGGCGCAGCTCGCGCGGCACCAGCAGGTACTTCGGGTCCACCGCCTGCTTCGGTCCCGTCCCATACACCCCGGCTGCGTTGCGGATCAGCAGCGGCTGGTTGTACACTGCCGCCCCCACGTTCTCCCACTCCTGGCTGGAGAGCGCCCCGGTGCGCAGGTTGGCGTGCCCGCCGGCCGTCGTCACTGCGGTGGCGTTGAACAGCGCCCCCGTATCCGCCATGGTCGGCCCCACCCCGGCGTTGGCGCTGAACACCGCTGCCACCAGCTGCGAGATCTTGCGCATCCCGGCTTTGGCCAGCTCGCGCGGGTACTGGCGCAGCTTGCGGGTGTTATCCCGGTCGATCAGCTCCAGGGTCAGCGGGATATAGCCGCCGTACTTGGCAAAATCGGCCGTCTCGGGGCTGTCGCCCAGGCTCAGCTCGGTGTATTCGCCGCCCTCCGCCACGCTCGGCAGGCTGCCCACCGTCCCCACCAGGATGCCCGTGAGCTGGTTGAGCGTCTCGCAGTGCTCCACCTGCACCACCTTCTGCCACCAGTCGTAGCCTGCCGCCCCCAGCAGCGCCCACTGCTCTGCCACGATCTTGTTCATGGCGTTCTTCACCAGCCCGGGGAAGGTGGCGGTGGTCGCCAGCTGCGCCCGCTCGGCGTAGTAGCCGCCGTACAGGTCGCGGTCGCCGGTGAGCAGCATATACAGCTCCTTGATCCCGCTCAGCCGCGCCGGCTTCAGGTTCTGCATTCCGGCCTCCCGCGGCGCCTCCAGCAGGTCATCCACCGCCGCCTGGAGCTGGTCGCGGGTGTCGTACATCCCGCGGATGCCCGCCAGCCCGGACACAGCCGTTCCGCCTCCCAGCGCCGAAGCCAGCCCGCGCGCCTCGCCGATCGCCTGGTTCAGCGCCTCGCCCGTCACCTCCCGCCCGCTGAACTGCCGCCGTACATGCTCTGCCAGGGGAACCGGCAGCCGCGCCGCTCCCAGCCCGGCCTCCAGCAGCACCGCGCTCAGCTGCGCCCGCAGGCTGGCGGCCTCTTCCCCGCTCCCCGCTGCCAGATTCTGCCCCATCTCGCTCGTTGTCTCTGCCATCTGTCTGCCTCCTTTAATTACATCTGCCTGAATCGAATTTAACGCCCGCACGAACGCCCCGCCGCGCGCCGGGTTGAACACCAGGTCCACTGAAAACACACGCACAATCTTCTCCACCCGCCGGCCCTGGGCCGTGAACAGGATATCCGCCGAAAAGCCCACCTTCGGCCGCGCCGCATTCTGGCGCCCACCATTCTGGCGCCCGCCGTTCGAGCGTTTCGCATTTGGACGCCCCTCATCGGGGGATGTATCCTTGTCCACTTCCGCCAGCATCGCCCGCCCCAGCGCCTCCACCAGCCCCGCGCTCGGCCCCATGGTGCGCAGCTCCAGCCGCACCGCCTGGTCCGCCTCATCCCAGGTCGGATTCTCGAATACCCCGCCCAGGTCGCGCAGCGAGCGTCCGCCGCGCAGGCTGCCCGGATTCTGCTCGTGGTCCACGAAGCACTCCACCCCCTGCCACAGCGCCAGCGACGCCCGCAGCGCCTCGGCTGGAAACTCCCAGCCGTTGCCCGTTCCCGCCCGGATCGCATCCACCAGGAAGCGCCCGCCCTCCAGCGGCGTCCCGCTCGCCTCCAACCGCGCCCGCTGCGCAGTCACCACACCTGTATCGATCATCTCCATCCTCCTTTCCTCCAGCCCGTCATTCTGAGACGCAGCAACGCCGCACTTGCGTTGTGCAGTCGAAGAATCCTTCATGTTCCATCCCGAACACCCTGTCCGGCTCGCCCATCTGCTTATTCATCTCCGGTCGATCTCGACAGATCGACCTACATAAACATCCTGTCCATCCATATTGATATTTTTTCTTCGCGTCCTTCGCGTCTTCGCGAGATATATCAGAGTTACTACTCAGTATGTTCAAAATCTGCGCCTATCTGCCTCATCTGCGGTTAAAGCTCTTGATCTTCCCGCTCCATTCAACTCCCGTTGTACGTCTCCCCCGCAAACCGGTACGCCAGTCGCAGCAGCTCCGCATCCGCGATCAACCCCCGGTCGCGCAGCCCCGCAAACGCCGCAATGATCGCGCTCGCCGCCTGCGCCAGCTCCCCGTTATCCCGCGCCGTGATATCCGCCCCCGTCACCTGCAGTTCCGCCTGCGGGTCCACGCTCCGGTCCACCACTGCCCGGCGCTGCAGTGCCGCCCGCGCCAGCGTTGCCACCAGCCACAGGAAATACTTCTGCCGCTGCTCGTAATGCCGGAAAGTGGGCCCGCCCGCCGATTCCGCCGTGGTGCGCGTCGCGCTCTCCGGCTCTGCCAGAAAGTGCAGCGGATTCCCACTCCCGGCGGCGATCATCTTCTTCAGCGCCAGCCCATCCTCCGCCGCCTCGAAGCTCGCCAGCTGCGGGTTGATCACGCTCCACGTCTCGCTCTCGTCCGTCACCAGGATCGATCCCGGGGCCGGTGGATTCAAATTCAGCTCCGCCTGCCGCCTGGCGCGCTCGCTCTCATCGGTATAGCTCGCCTGCACCTGGTACAGGAAGGAATTGCGGTAGCGGTTCAAGCGCGCCCGGTCTTCCAGCCAGGCTGCGTAGCGGCTCAGCCAGCGCAGCAGCGGCGCCAGGTCGCTTTCCCCAAATTTCGCCCCCACCGGGCGGTTGATCGCAAAGTGCAGCATCCTCGGCTCGAAGCGCCCCTCCTCATCCGGCGCGTCCACCTCCGTCCGGTACGCCGTCCAGCGCCTGCCCGCCAACCTCCCGTCCGCCAGGATCAGATCGGCCGGTGTTCCGTGCGCCTGCTCCCAGAACGCCAGCTCCTGCTCCAGGTCGTTCTTCGCTGTCTCGATCTCCTGCATCTCGCTCGCCGGGATCGCCCGCAGGTAGCTCATCCCCGCCAGGTCGGTGGAAATCACTACGAACAGCTCCCCGGCGCGGGTCAGCTCGTCGCACCACTCGTAGCAGCGCACCTGCATCCGGTTCAGTGGGTGGTCCCACCACTGCCGCAGGAACGCATTCGTCGCGGGATGCGGACTGCTTAGCCCGATCCCCCCGCCCACCACATACTGCGAGGTCAGCCCCACGATCCGCCGCGCCAGCGGATTCACCCGCCAGGCTTCCAGCGCCTCCTGCAGCACCTGCTGGCGGTCGTAGCCTGGCCGGTCACGCCGGTTCGCCTCCCCACCGCTCAGCGCCAGGTCGCGCCGGTCATCGCGTGCCGCCACTGCCAGGTTCACGCGCCGCCGCACCTCCCCCTCCACATACTTTCCCAACAACCGTTCGATTAATCTCATCCCCGCGCCTCCTCACATCTCCTGCAAACCGAGTTTTTTCTTGAAAACTCGGTTTCTCACCACCCAACCAGACACCCCTCCCGTAGGTTAAGCTTAAGGCGAGCGCCCTTCTCGCCCGCTCGACTCCGGCGCAGCCGGACGCCTATTATGGATTGCAATCCAGCCTCTATGCTGGAGACCCATTACCTGGTTTTAACGACACTGCTGTACCGAAGCATTATTCAATAGTCAGCCAACGGACAAGCTAAAGCTTATCCTACGCTTCCTCCACGCTTACATCTCGCCAAACCATGCTCATTCCGTGTAATCCATTTAATAATCCGTTGACAGCTCATACCTCCAGCGCCAGCCAGCTCACGCCCTCCCCCGAAACTGCTGCATCCAGCCGCAGCGCCGCCAGCGTACCCACATATGTGAAGCGCACCGCCTCCCCCGCCGACAGCCGCATCCCGTTGACCATGCTCACATCCCCGGTCCCATCGTTGCCCAGCGCCACCACCCCCGTATTCGTCTCCAGCGCCCGCACCAGCAGCGCCCCCTGGATGCGCTCCTCCCCCAGCGCCACCGCCTCGCCCGCCGTCGCCACCACCGTCTTCCCCGACAATACTCTGCCTGCCATCCGTCACACTCCTTTCTTTTCATATTGTCATTGCGAGCGTAGCGAAGCAATCTCGCTCGTCCTGTCATTGTGAGGCGACAGCGTGCATCGCTTTAGCTGGAGCAATCCACCGTAAGCCGACTTTCACATCTGCCAATGCCAGATTGCTTCGTTCATTCCGGCAGAAGGTCACTGCCTTCACTCACTCGCAATGACATAAATTAATCTTAAAATCCCTCATCCATTTCCCGCAGCGGATCCCGCGCCGCCGCCACCAGCCCCGGTCGCGCCACCATCCACTCCCGCCCATCCAGCAGGCTCACCAGCGCCGCCGAAAGCACCAGGTCGTCATGCACCGCTGCCCCCTCCGCATCCTGCCGCCCGTCCGGCACTCCCCAGCGCATGGCGTGCTCCGGCCCTGGCAGCACCTCCATCTCGCAGTAGCTCAGCTGCCGCCAGAACTCCGCCTGCAAAGCCCCCGCCTCCCCGCCCGCCGCGGCGTGCTCCAGCCAGCGCCCGGTCTCCACCACCGCCAGGAAATCCCAGCCCAACCGGCTCTTCACCGGGCGATTGAAAGTCACCGCCAGCACCCGCCCGGCGAAAGCCTTCTCCAGAAAGGAAGCCAGCCCGGCTCCCACCCCTGTGGCATCCACCACCCAGTAGCGCGGCCGCCAGCTCTGCCCCAGGCTGCGCAGCTGAGCGTACAGACGGGTGTGTGCTGTCCCCAGCCACTGCCGCCGGTTCACCGCTCGATAGGTCGGCGCGGCGATCGCACTGTCCTGCAGGCTGCCCAGGTCCACCTCCACCACCGTCAGCGCCGTGGCATCCCGCCTCGGGTTCGCCAGCATCGCATCCATGCCAGGCAGCGCCGCCTGTCCACCTCTCCAGCTCGCTCGCCCGCTCAACGCTTCATCCTCCCCGGCCACATCCAGCAGGAATGCGTACAGCCGCCCCGTCAGGGGATGATCCTGCGCCGGGTGCTCGCCGCGCATCAGCGCCAGCCGCCGCTCCGGGAACATCCCGCCTTCGCCCTCCAGCTCCTCCGAGTAGAACTGCGTCCGGATCATCGGGTGCTGCCGGCCCAGGCGCGCCACCTCCCCCGCCACAAACCGGCGGTAAGCCCTCACCTCCCTGCCTACCTGGTCGGCGTTCAGCACCCACACCCGCCGGATGCCGTCCAGGGCCTCCGCTTCCCTCGCCAGGCGTTTCTCCCGTCCCAGCAGCGTGGCGCTCGTCCAGGCCGTCCCCCAGAAGACTCGTGTTGCATTGGTCGAAGCCGCCATTGGCTTGATCTCTTTGTCCCACTTATCCACCCCCACATCCTGCGCTTCGTCGCACTCCAGCAGCGTCGAAGCCGTCGCCCCCACGATATTCGCAGTTGGCGCAGCAGACAGGAAGACTATGCTCGCATCTTTCACCCGGTAGATGTAGCCCAGCTCCTTCTTCCAAAATTTACTGGTCAGGGTATGCCGGCGCAGCACCCGCTCCAGCCGGCGCATGGCGATCTGGCTCTGCGGCTTCCACGTCGGCGAGACCTTGACGATCTCGGCGCCTTTCTGTGAATACAGCGCCAGCAGGTAGGCTTCGATCTGAGCCTGCAGCTCGTTCTTGCCGCTCTGGCGCGGGAATACCACCACGAAGCTCAGCCCGCGCTTCTCGATCACCGAACGCACGATGGCCTGCGCCACATCCTTCTGGTAGCTGCGTAGCCGCACCCCCGCCCCTTGCTCGGCGGCATTGGCCACATCCCGCAGCTGCTCCATCAGCCCTTCAACCCGTAGATTCATCTCGCCGCATCCCTATCCAATCGCCAGCTCCTCGTTCACCAGCCGGACGGCCTCCTCCACCTGCCTGTGGAAGCGCTCCAGCGCCGGGCATTCCGGCTCATCTTCTGTTTTGCGCCGGCTCGGGCAGCGCTCGCAGCGCCGCAGATCCCGCCGCAGCCGGCGCATCATCCGCTTCAAATCCGCATTCACATCCGCCAGCTCCTGCCCCGCATCCCACAGCGGGCACTGCCCCGGGGTCATCGCACGCTCACTGACTTTCATTTAAGCCTCCTCCGGATGTAGGTCGAGCTTTAGCTTGACTCCGGCGCAGCCGGGCGCCTGTAGCCTCAATCCATCCAGCCTCATAGCTGGCAGGCCTCTTTCCAGGGCATCTACCCGGGTTCACCAGCTCCGGCGGGCTGAACACCTGCTCTACGTCAAGCTTCATGCTCATCCTTCCCTAATTCGTTCAATTCGTTCTCAAATTCGTCCTCAGCCTCTTCCCGGTCGATTCCCAGTTCCTCCGCCACCGCGCTCACCGCCTGGTCGATCAACCGCATACTCTCCGTCTCCCCACCCAGCGCCTCATGTACCTTCAGCAGCCCCGCCAGCCGGGTCGCAGCCAATCCCAGCGCCGCCATCGCCTTCTGCGCCTCGTCCAGCGTCTCCGCCCCGCTCGCCAGCGTCATCACTCGCCGCATCACCACCCGCAGCATACGAATCTCCCCTTCCAGACCCTCCGCCGCCTCCGCTTCCAGCGCCTTCAACTCTTGGGCCGAGAAAGCCTTCGCATAAAAAGCCGCCGGCTTCGCTGCTTCCTGCAGTGTGGTTTTAGTCGCTTTGCGTCCCATCTACACCCTTTCGATCCTCATCCGGACCTGTTCTTTCCAACCTCAAGTATCTGGCTACACGCATTTTTTGCATTCGTCTGCGTCATCTGCGGCCAATCACATCACCTCCAGGCTGATTTCCTCACCGGCGTTTCATCCACACTGCTTCACAGGTCTTCAAATCTGCGCTGATCTGCGTCATCTGCGGATAATCTCTTCTCTTGCTTCCGCCGTATCCCGCACCGCCAGCACATACGTCGCCTGGTTTGCCGCCAGCGCCAGCACCAGCGCTCGCAGCAGCCCCGCCAAACCCGCCCGGTCACACGCCAGCTCCAGCCCAAAGTACGCCCCTTCCCCCAGGCACGCCAATCCATAGCTGCCCAGCGCTGCAATCACCAGTGCCGCCAGCATCACCAGCCGCCGGTACACCCCGCCCACCTCTTCCGCCTGGCCCTCCCCCAGCCGCGCATACCACCCGCTCAACCCCGGCACATACCCAAAGAGCAGTGCCAACAGCGCACCTGCCACTCCCGCCAACGTTTCTGCATCCAT